CTAAGTGGTAATAGCACAGTCAAGATTTCAACAACAGCTATAGACTCTATACTGAGCAAGCTGACCCAGACGCAGGTGGCTGGGATATATTCATGGGTATATGCCAACAAGGGCGCATACTTTATAGCTTTTTCTTTGCCATCAACAACGCTTGTTTATGACACAACATCTCAGAAATGGCATGAGCGAAAGTCTTTAATCTCAGGAGCTATAGGCGTTTCAAGAATCTCTTCTGTTGTTAAGGCGTATAACCGAATCCTCTGTGGGGATATAGTTGATGGCAGAGTTGGTGAGTTAGATGCCGAGGTCTATACTGAATACGGAAACACTATTACTAGGACTATTGCTACACAGCCTTTTCAGAACAATATGCAGTCTGTGTTCTTCCCCAGCCTTGAGCTAACGGTTGAGTCTGGAGTAGGCAATGCGGCAGTAGAAGATCCGCAGATTGTCTTAGAGCGCAGCTTGGACGGCAAGACATGGAGTGGAGCAATTGCCAGAGGGTTAGGCAAGATAGGTGAGTACAACCGAAGGGCTATCTGGCGCAGGAACGGCAGGGCTGGAAGGTTTGAGGTGTTTAGGTTTACGCTCACCGATGCCGTCAAGCCAGTAATTATTCAGCTCACTGCTAACATTATCGGTGGCGATAAATAGTTTATTTATGTTCCACGTGAAACCTACTCAACAGCAGGCAGGTAGTTGAATAGCAGATCACTATCACACTCGATAGTTACCCTAGCCGTATCTGTAGCCACGTAGTAAGTGATTGTAGGCTGTTCGGCTATGTGGCAGTCAATGTTATCTACCTTGATGATTATTGGCGGCAGCACCTCCTCAAGCGCTTCAGGAGCCTCTTCTTTAGCGTAGAGTGAGCCAACCATGTAGGCGGCTAGGCTCACAACAATTATTGCTATAACTGAATAGTGAATCTTTGTCATCGTTAACACTCCGAATATTCTATTAGCCATCTATCTATCGTCTTTAGGCAGTCTTTATGGCTAGATTTGACATAGCCATCGTCATCCTTAATAACATTATTGATTTTCCTTAAAAGATGTTTGTGATGCCATATCTCAGATTTAACCACGTTATTAACTGCTTCTGATTTTTCTGCGGCTTTTTGCATAGAATTAAGGCTTGATGTTAAGGCTTTCGTAATACAAACCCAATGTGCGGCTGCAAATTCAAATTCAAATTTGGTTTCAAGCCTTGCGGCTTCCAGCAGACTATTTGACTGATTGCAACTTGTGCAATTAATGTCAAGATTGGCAATTTCCTCTAGTTCAAGTTTTGTCATCGTTTAATCCTTTTAACTGTTTTTTGCAAATTCAATAAAACTCGCCATTGAACGAAGGTCATTGTATTTAATCTTTCCAGCTTGGGTTCGTTCAGCAAATCCCTTGCTATCCTTTTCTCCCTTGCCAACTATATTTGCGGTATCCCAAAACTCCTGCTTTCCGCACCAGCCCATAAAAGTCACAACTTCATCAGTCAATGAAGCAAAGACATAAATCCTGCAATCGTAGTTCTTTTGATCTATCGCAACATGGGCATCGTAGTCACTGGATGGTTTAACATTGCGCTTCTTGCACTTTACGTCCAGCTTGATTATTTCACCATTGAGTTTGATGACAAAATCATACGGGCCTTTGTCTGACCCGCACCATTTAAAAGTTATCCCTTCTTCCATCAACAAAAGCGCAAACTCTTTTTCAGCAATGAGTCCAGTAATTTGCCCAGAACCATCTGGCAAAATGGTCATGTGATTAAACGGCTTGATACCGTTGTACTCATTGAGCCATTGGTCTGTTGTTTGCGCCTGTACGCGCTCAGTCTCATTCATCAAAAAGGAATATCGTCATTGAAAGAATCTTCCCCAGATGCCTGCACAGCAGGCTGATGAGGCGTAGATTGATGCTCTCTCTGCCCCTCACCTTTCCAAAAGACCTTGCTGTTGCCCAATATTGGGCCTTTGGTTCCCGACTGTTTTTCTTCCTTAGTAACATCCTGAGTTATCATCCCTGAGTTTCCGTATTGATCAAGGTCATCAAGATCAACAAAGGCTGTTGCGTCCAGATACACGCCTTTTGAACCTTTAAATAACCTGTTTTTGTCTATCTTAGAAACATCAATTTTTAAACTTATCCCGATTTTGCTCATGCGTCTTCTCCGTAATATGCAATTCTAAATTCGTTAGATTTCATCACTTCCCTGTCTTTGGTTGAGAAAGACCCGCCTTTCGATGGCGCTATCCACAGAGCCTCCTGAACGTGCTTTGGCAGGGTAAACCACTCTTCAGCGGCAGAGGACAAGTCACCACCTGAAATGCCAGTAATGATCGCGTCAATCGAGCTTGAATAGTCTTTTTGATAGTCAATAATGGCCGAATTGCCATCATCGTCATCTGTTGGAACGCCTGCCGCTGCCTGTAGTCCAAACCTTCGAGAGTATGTTATAGCTGCCCCGTAACCATGCGCGTCCTGCTTGCAGGGAATTAAAAACTCAGACTCTAGCCATTCGCCAGAGCTGTGCATAATGCGCGTTGCAACTCCTACACATCCGTCTTGGGAAAGTGGGAACTGGACAAAGCTCAAGCCGTTATCACCAAATGGCTTTCTGACAGCAGCTATTACAGCCGTTAAATCTGCGTACTGACTCTTAAAAAATGGGTTCTCAGAGTCCTTAATTGCAGCTCCCATCGCAGCTTGAGCCTTTGAAAGAGCTGTTGCCAACTCAGATATTGATTCAGATTGAATTATCATTATTGCCCCTGTTCGGCATAAAAGCCGGTCATATAGATGTTAAAGAATTCTTCCTCATAAGCCTGCCAAACTAGACTGTTCTTGATGTATGGGTTATTTGGTTCGCCCTCCTTGAAGTCCCAGCCTGCCTTGCTTCTAGCAACGGCAAGCTCGGATTCTTTAGAGATTAGAGAATTCGCTATCTGCTTACTATGCAGCTTAGATCGAAAAGTAATGACGTTGTTCATATCAAATCCCTAACATCATTAGCTATATAGTCAGTGACAAGCTCTCTAACTATTTTGCCAAGGTCTTTGTCTGCTGAGTCTTGAGCCTTACTGCCCTTGCATTTTATTGCATCGAGAAGAATTTCTTTAAATTCAGAATCGAATTTTCCCCAAGATGACAAAGTTGCTTCTGTCCCTATTGCTTCAAGTGCTGTTTCGGTAGCAGATTCTATCTCTGCAACTACAAGCTCTTCTACTTTCATATCAATATCGTCTTGAGCAATTTCTGCGGCTAAAAACCGCTGATCTTCATTTAACTGATATTGGTTTAAAAAAATGATGTTTCCGTCTAATTTGTTTGTAGCCATTTTTATTCCTTAATGATTGTTTGTTTTCGATTTGAATTCATAATGAAGTATAGCCTGACAGATGTCAACAAAAACTGTGTAAGTCTTTCCTTGCTTTGGTTGGGCAAATCGTGCAAGAATTGCAAAATCACAACAACCGGAAAGGGCATCATGAAAAAAATATCATACAAAGAAGTATTAAAATGGGCTGGCAATGAGAACAGGCTTGCTAAAAAACTAGGCGTTACGCGCCAATCAATTAGCGGCTGGAAGGGAAAGGTTCCCGAAATGCGGCAGTTTCAAATAATGATTCTTATGATGGAAGAAAAGAAGGCAAGAGACAAGGTTCACGGATAAGGGTAAGGGAGATGAAAGATTATTTATTAACTTTAAAAATTCAGAACAACTACCTCGCTAAGATGATGGAATCGAGGGGGATAAAGAACGCGGCTGAGTTACATAGGCTTTCTGGGGTATCACAAAGCGATATAGGTAAGGCTCTAAATCTTAAAAGACCTGCGTACTCTAGTCGGGGGCTGAATGCTACCGCTTCTAGTTTATGTGATTTTTTTATGTGCGAGGTAGGCGATATATACCCGCCAGAACACCTACACAACCCGCTTGATCAGCACATATTTAAGGCTGAGTATGCCTATCAGGACAATTTGCTAGAGGGCGAGGGCGCTTGTCCATCGCTTCTCCTTGAATCAAATGATGCTCAAGGGGCGATTGAGGACATGATGGGATGTCTTACCGAAAGGGAGCGAAAGGTCATTCAGATGAGACATGGAATGCAGGATGGAATAGAAAGCACTTTCGTGGATATTGGTGATGAGTTTGGTTTTTCTACACAATGGGCAACGACGATATACCGCAGATCACTTCGCAA